GTGCGGCAAGCCAGTGCACAAGAGCCATCGCGTCGAGATCGCTGATGAAGCTGGTCAGGTGCTGCATACGATCAGCTTCGGCGAAATCGTCGATCTAAGACCATAGAACCCGTCTCAATCGCCGACGCCCCTTGATGACGGATGCAGGGGGCGACGGACAGACCGCGCCCGACACCGGGCGGTAAAGGAGCTTAGTCCTTCAGCGGCGTAGCGCCCACCGCGACGACATACCGACCGATCTGGTCTTTGCCCTTTGCGAGAGTTACCTCGGCGCCGAAGAAGGGATTGCCGTGCGAGACCTGGTCCGCTGCAATCGTTACGGCGCTGGCGATGGCCTTCTTCCACGCCTCGACGTTATCGGCTGCTTCCTGATCTCCTGACTCGGAGAAATGTTCATTGACGATGGTGATGCGATAAGTGGGCATCAAACCCTAACCACGCCGAGGAGCGTCCGTTCCCGAGCTAACTTAAATCACGTGGCGGTCTGGTTTCAGATCGAGCGGCGATGCCCGCCGCCACAAGCTATGGGTGCTTACCGACACCTCCAGATCTTCATCTCGGCTCCCGAACGAGCAGCTCCTTCACCAGCTTGCCTCAACGCGAGCAGCGCCCTACCGCAGCAGCATGGCGGACGGACGCTCAACGATCGAACGAGCATTCGAGTTGGCGCGCGGAGGCAGCTGCCGGACCGTTGCCGACATTCGTCAGGCGTTGCGCGATGAGCGGTTCGATGCCGTCGAGTCGCATCTGCAAGGCGAGACCATCAAGCGACAGCTTAGGGCCGCGCTTACGCCGAGGTCGTGACTTCGACGGACGGCTTGCCGTTATGTGCTGCGCCAGCGAGTCTGATGATCTCGAGGGCTGCAGCCGACCTCTCAGATCAAGCCTTCCTTGGTTCGACCTCGCGAAGACGCAAGCGCCTCATCATCGCTAATACCGTCTCAAGCGTCCGATCCGTAGCGATGGCGATCTCGGCAGTGGTTGCGCAATCTCCGAGCCGCCGGCGAAGGTCAACCAGGTCGGTGTTGGTCCAGCGGCGGTGGCCACTCATGCGGAGCGGCGTGGCAGCGCCACTGTAGCAGTATCCATGCAGGTGAGCTCAGCTCCGTCCGCCCCACCAGCCCGCTCCTGAGCTAGCAGGTCGTATGCCAACGCAAGCCGGTTGTGCGCGAGGGCAACCGATCGGTCGATCGCAGCGTGGGCTGACGCCCGAGAAGTGACGGCACGCCCCGCAAAATATTGCGCTTCGGTCATGAAAGCCATCGTCTGCTCCTCGCTTCGAGCGGGAGCATACTGCTCTCAGTCGCACTTGCTCAGGAACGAGGTGCGATGTGACGCATATGGTGTGAGCGCCCGATTTTGCTATATGCCGGGCCGCCACATACTGCGAAGCCGTACTCCGAGCCTTAGCGCCCAATCCGCTTCGCCAGCTCATCTTTGGCTGCGGCGATCGCGATTTTCTTGATGCTCTGTTTCGTGACCAGCGCGGTCAGAAGCACCGGGCCGGCCACTTTTGCGACATCGATGGCGAGCTTCTTCAGGTTGGTCTTCATGCGGGTTGCTCCTCGGTCGGCGGGTTTGGTCTTTGAGTGGGCGTGCTGTTCGACAGACCCTCCGCCAGCGCGGTTCGCTCCTGGCTTTCCCAGATCGAGCGGATCGCGCCGACCGTCTGCTGGAAGGAGAGTAGGTAGGCCGTGAACAGCCCCGCGTCGGCGATCGGCACCTTGCCGTCGGGCGTGGCCTTCTCGATCGCGCCGGAGAAGGTGTAGCCGATCAGCAGCAGCAGACCGCCCGCAAGCATAGACAGCACGATCAGGCCGGCGAACTGGATGTGCGTCTTGGTCACGCCTTGCCACCGGTCAGCTTGGTCACAGCCGCGAAGTCGCCGCGGTACAGTGCTGCCTCTGCCGCGCGCCGCCGCACCAGCCCGGTGAGCACCCTGCCGCCCGCCTTGTTCCAGCGGTGGAACGCCGCTTCGGCTGCCGCGTGGTTGCCCGCCCGATGTTCGCGGGCAGCCGAGGAGCCGGTGAACGCCTTCACGCCAACGTTGTACGCCAGCGCCACCATCGCGCCGAACTGCGCGGGCGTGGTCGGCGCGTCACCTATTGCCTTGGCGACCCCGGGCACGAACTCACGCTCCAGCCGTGCAGCAAACGCCGCATCGGCCTGCTCCTGCGTCCATGCGAGGCCGGCATGCACGTGCGGGCCGGTGTCTCCCCACCCGATGGTCCATATGCCAGCCGGGCAGCGGTATGCCTTCAACCTGCAGCCCTCGAATGCGTGCATCAGCGCAATCGCGCGCGGGCCTACCCGGTGCGTCATGATCAGTTCTCCGATGTGAGGTTGCGCGGCAGCGGCGCGCGCGGTTACCGCCGTCAGCTACCGGAACGACCGGTCAGGTCAGCGCCGCGGCGCCCGTCACAGGCCCAGCCGGCCGAAGAACACCGGCACCGCAACGGTCCACGCGGCCAGCCCAGCAACATAGATGCGACAGGCAATCGGCTTCCGACCGATGGCCTTGGCGTTCAGCCCGGCGATCCAGACGAAAATGCCTTCCGCCAAGGTGAGCGAACCGGACCAGAGGAACGGCGACCACTCCGGCAGGGGATGCGGAAGCCACCCGAAAAACGACAGCAGCAGGCCGATCTGCTCGTTAGGCTTCTCCATGAGGCTGGCACCGCGCTGCCATGAGCCGATGCCGATGCCGAAGGAGATCAGCACCATGCCGAGCCGGCCGAGCGCAAAGCGGTCGCGGTAAAGCGGCTCCGTCGAGACCCGCAGCCGCTCGACCAGCAAGATTGACCACGCCGGGAAGTTGCACAGCGAACCCCACGCCGCAGCACCGAACAGCCAGATGAGCGCCGCCGTCATCGGTGCGACACCAGATCATCGACCACGAGGCCCATCTCCCGATTACGAGCCTTTACCCGCGCGATCTTTTCGTCAGCGACACGATCGAGGTGCTCTATGCTGGCCAGCGCCCTCTTCATTTCACAGGGCATCGGAGGCAGCGTACCGGGGGCGTGAACCGCCCGAAGGATGGCCGCGATGGGGGCGAACAGGCGACACTTCATTGCCGCGCCCGCAAGATAGCCAGGGCCTCCCCGAGAAGCTGCCTAAGGTCTGACTGTCCCTGTTGCAGTAGCGCCAGCTGGACCGCGTGCTGCGTGTCCTGGGTCGTGGTCGCTTCAGCCAGCTTGGACGCCGCCGACTGGAACCGTTCGGCCATTGTGGAAGCGGCAGATTGAAACCGCTCTGCCATCGCTGACGCTGAGGACTGCGCCCGGATGAGCGCGACGGCCAACGCAAAAGCCATCGCGCTCATGAGGACCGCCACGAAAATCGCGGTGAACAGCGCGGCTTGGCCGGGGTCGAGCGTGGCCAATACCGTGCCTGCCTTGATGGGGTCGGGCAGGGCTGCCGCTGGCATCAGGCGAGCCCCAGCAGCGCGGCCGCATCGGGAGCCTTCGCCTGCCTTACAGATTCCACAGCCGTGCGGATGCTGGCCTGCGCGCGCACCTCGTCCGACCACATGACCGCCGGTTCCTCGACCGTCTCGCCGATCAGCAGCAGCAGCGTCTCCCGCATCACGACCTCCAGCGGGTGCACCTTCAGGAACTCGGCCGGGGCACTGTGCCTGATGTTGGTCTCGACGTGCTGCTCGGCGGCGGTGAGGTGCGTCGCGCCGCTCTTCTCGATCCAGCGCACATTGCCCCACAGGTCGACGCCCGCGCCGTTGTCGAGCCACGTCGGCTCGACCGACACCGCGACATAGAGCCGGCTGCCGAGGTCCAGCGCCGTCTCGCCGGGATACAGCCCCGGGCCGCGCTGATCATAGTCGAGCTCGACCGCGCGCGGTCCCGGCTGCGGGTCCAGTAGCTTATAGCCCACGCCTTGATCTCCTCATCAGAACGGCAGCCCGCCGCTGCCGCCAGCGCCGCCGCCGCCACCGCCGCTGCCGCTGCCGCCGCCAGTCCCTGCTGAGGGGAAGGCGATCGTCACCAGGCCGATCCAGACGTTCCGGTCGTCGGCATAGATGTTGCCGCCGATCGTCGTGGCGAGCAGCGTCTTCGAACCGCCCCACGTTGGAAAAGCACCACTCTCCTGCACGTAGAGATGGTGGTCGACGGTCGTGCCGGCGGTCCCCGTCACGCTCGCGGTCATCGGGCTGTAGGCGGCGCTGCTCGACCCCATGATCAGAGAGCCAGCGCCGACGGAGATCGTCGCGGTCGCCGGCGCACCTGCTGCCGCGGTGTAGCTGATCGCGCCGTTGAACTTGTACCCGAGGTTGGCGGCCATGATCGGCGGGGAGGTCGTGGGGGCAGGGCGGATGGTCCATGCCTCGAACTGGAAGTTCGTGACCTTCGACCCGTTGGCCCCCAGCGCGATCATCGCCTGGTGCGTCAGGCCGGCCGTCGCAGTGGCCTGCTGCATCAGAATGTTGTCGGCAAAGACGTAATAGGCCGTCCCGTCGTACCCGCCTGACCATTGTGTTGCGGCCGAGAAGGTGACGCCGTTCTTCGCGGTGCCCTGGCTGATCCACGTTGCGCCGAAGCCCACATACCAGTTGCCGTCGACACCCCAGTGAGCGCGGCAGCTCAGCCGGTAATTGTGGTCGGCCGTATCGGGCGCGGCCGCAGTTCCCGGTGCTGTCGCGATGCCGATCGTCGTCTGCTGTGTCTCGATCCGGCCGGAGAAAAACGCCGTGTCGCGGAACGACTCCCGGGAGAAGTACGAGCCGTTCCACGCACCCGTCGTGCCCGGTGCGACGCGCGTGACCGTGTTCCCTTGGCGCGTGTAGCCGGTGGTGGTGCCCTGCGCGGCGAAGTTGATCGTGGTGCCCGCGAAATCCGCCGCCTTCTTGCCGTCATCGTTGACGATGCCGGAGTTGTTGGCGGTCGTGGCGGCCTTCTCGGCCATAGCGTTGATCAGCGCGGTGCGGGCGCCGTAATAATCCGCGAACTTGCTCCGGAAGGTCGCGGGGACGATCACCGTGTCCGTGGTCAGGCTGGTGTACGCAGGTGTGAGGCCATTGAGGTATGAGGTCAGGGCGTCGGCGGCGACACTGTAATTGTCGGCCACTGACCCGCCGCCCGATGGCACCCCCAGCGCGACTGCCTTGGCGTAGATTATCGGGCGCTCGGCGGTGATCACCGTCACCTCGCGAACCACGTCGCCCTTCTCGCCTGCGGAAAGGTAATTGTCTGCAGCAACGATGTTCAGCTTGCTCAGCGCGCTTGCGGCATTCGTGTCAGCCGTCGCTGCCTGCGCGATCAGCGCCGTCTTCCCGGCTCCGGTCACCTCATCCCACAGCGCCGTCTGACCGGCCCGCTCGGCCATCGCGTTGATCAGCGCCGTGCGCGCCGCATAATAGTCACCGAACTTGGAGCGGAAGGTGGTGGGAACGATCGTCGTGTCGGTGGTCGTGCTGGTGTAGGCGGGCGTCAGGCCGTTGAGGTAGGTGGTCAGCGCGCCATAGGCGACGGAGAATACGTCGGCTGCAGAGCCGCCGGCAGTGGACAGCCCCAGTGCGGACGCCTTGTTGTAGATCACCGGCTGCTCGGCCACGATCACCTGCACCTCGCGGATGATCTCGGGCTTCTCGCCGGCCGACAGGACGGTGTCGGAAGCGATGACGCCAAGCTTGGACAGGGCGCTCGCGGCATTCGCGTCGGCGGCTGCCGCCTGGCTAACCAACGCATCCTTGCCCGCGCCGCTGACCTGGTCCCAAGCGGCCGTCTGCGCAGCGCGCGCTGCCATTGCGTTCAGCAGGCGGGTTCGTGCCGCATAATAATCGGAGAACTTGGCGTTGAACGTCGCCGGCACGATCGCGGTGTCCACGGCGGTGTTCGTGAACGCAGGGGTCAGGCCGCTGAGGTAGATCGAAAGCAGGTCGTAGGCGTAGAGGAAAGAGTCGACAGGCACGCCGCTCGGGGCAAGCGTGAGGCCCAGCGCCAGAGCCTGGTCGCGGATCGGCACACGCTCGGCTGCGATGTCGTTCCACTGACGGATGATGTCAGGCTTTTCGCCCGCCGACAGCCAGCCGTCGGATTGGATGATGTCGATCTCGTTCAGGGCGGCTGCGGCATTGGCGGCAGCCGCGTCTGCCATGGCTTGTGCCGCATTGGCCGCGATCTGGGCTGCTACCCCGGTGGCGTTCGCTTCGGCGATGCCTTGAACGATCGGCAACAGGGTCGGATCATAGGTCGTGGGCAATGCCCCGGCGACTGCGGCAGCATCGCTCGCGTCCCAAGCGTAGATTGCGACGTTTTCCTCGCGCAGCATCATCGGGACGGTGCCGTCGATCTGAACCGTCAGATCAGCGATGCGGAACAGCTTGTCGGCCCAGCCCATCGGCGTGAACGTCAGCCGGATCACGTCGCCCTTCTGGAACAGCCAGGCGCGCGACGAGAAGACCGCCTGAAATGTGCCGCCATAGAGCGCGCGCTGCAGCCGCATCTTCGCCAACCGCTGAGCTTGGGACGGGGACTGCACCAGCGGCAGGTTAACCGTCGAGACGCGCTCGATCCCGTCGGGCGAGGGGATCACCACCTCGGGGTAGTCGACGAGCTGGTAGAGCGATGTGGTGCTCGGGTCGGTATATCCGCCCCGCACGATGTTGAAGCTGTCCGACAGGGGCGGCGTCTGCGTCCACGTGAAGTCGCCGAGCACGTCGTCGGTGGTCAGGCTCCCGATCGGCGCGGCGAGGTCGTTGGCCAGCACCGTGACCCGGATCTTGCCGTCCACGTCGTCGAGCAGAGCATTCATCGACGCTTTGAAGCTGTCGAGCACCACCGACAGATCGTCCGCTTCCGAGAAGATGCCGTCGGCGCGATACCGCGGCTCCGTGCCGCCGGCCGCCCGGGCCACGCTCTCGTCGCACAGATTGGCCCCGGCGATGAAGCTGGCGAGGTCAATCCGCGCCGCCGGAATGCCCTTGCCGACCGCAAGCTTGCCGTTGATGCGCCACCCGAGCAGGTAGGTCAGCATCTGGAGCGCTGGATTACGGGACGCGCTGTCGTTCCACGCCCACGTCGCCTGATTGTTCGCACGCTGGGTTCCGGAGCCGCCAGCGGTGCTGTCGAGCCGCGGGTCATAGACCGCCGCACCCTTGCCGACGATCGTCGTGCGGCTCGGGACTGATGAGGCAAAGGGGCTGCTCGCCTTCTTGTCGAGGCCGGTCAGCCGAAACTTCAGGTAGAGATACGCGCACCCGGTGTAGCGCCGCGACGACCCCATGCGCGCGCCAGTGTGGATCGCATTGCCGGCGTTGCCCTCCGCGACCGGCGTGACCGTCAGATAGCCGGCGAACGCCGACGTCACGCCACTGGCCAGCGTCCAGGCCTGTTTGTCGTCGAGCCACAGCTCCTCGATCGCGGCCACCTTGTGGCTCGCGACCACGATCCACCGGTGGAGGAACACGTTGTCGCTTGACAGCTCCTGATCGCGGATATCGGTCGCCATGGCGGTCCGGCCGAACACGAAGGTGCGCGGCGCGCGCAGCACGATGGACGCGGTCAGCCGGTCAGTGGTCGAGCTGCTGACCTGCGGCGCTTTCGGCTTCGGGGCCAGCAACGAAGCTCCGAGCGAGAGCCCTGCCCCGATGGTGAGCAGCGTTCCCAGCCCGAGGCCGGCTACGAGAGCGCCGCTGGTCACCGCTCCGATCGCACCAGCAAGGCTCGCCCCAGCGAGCAGGCCAGCCCCGACGCCCGCCGTCGCGACGATCAGCGCGCCGCCGACGACGATCATCCCCGCGATCTTGAGCGCCTTCGCCATCAGCCGACGCTCCAGCAGCGGGACCAAGTGGCACGAGGTGCACGGACGAGGCCGGGCTCTCCGTCTTCCTCCCCCACCAGCAGCGCGTCCGCGCCCACGCAGACACCGACCATGTCGCCGACCAGCACCAGGTCTCCGCGGCGGGCGAACGCAGACGCTCGGTCTGGAAACATGGCCGCCACCGTCTTCTCGAGGTCTCCCGCTCCCCACCGCCGCAACGCGCGAACGGAACCGCGCGCCGTGGTGTACCGGCCGCGGAAGGTTGCTGCGGGATCCCTGTCAGTTATGGCCTGCACGGCCCCTGCCGCGAACAGCGCGCAGTCATGCTTGCCCCACACGAACGCTGCGCCGGCGAGCCGGTCGAGGTAGGCGTGCAGCCGATCTTCCCAATCGGGCAGCCTCACCATGGCATGCCGCCGTCAAAGCGGAGCGGCTGGACGTAACCGCCATCCGTGGAGGCCGGCGTTCCATTGAGCAGCGGGCTGCCCAACCCGTTCGCGAGCGCGATGGAAGCGCGCGCCGAAAGGTCGCCCGGGTCGAATTGTTCCTGGTCGAGATAGGTGCGGCCGCTCGCGCCCGAGAATGCGGCCAGATACGACTGGATGGTCAGGTTGATCGTCTGCCCCTCTGGCGAACCGGCGATGACGAGGCTGGTCATCCAGCCGGTGAAAAGATGCTGGATCGCGCCCTGTTGCGTGCCGGCGGCGTCGCGGATGGTGCGCCAGAGGCGCGCGGTCCGCCCTTGCCAGTTGGCGGGACTGCCGATGATGTTGAGCAGCGCCGTGTCGAGCGTGACCAGGCCCGACAGCTTGCAGGTGATCGAGTCTGAACCGCCGTCCTTCTGGCGAACCGGACCGATGTCGATGAAGCGCGGATTGATGCCGTCGTAGGTGTGGCCGTCGAGATCAGGCTCACCAGTGGCGCCGGGCGCGAACGCGATCGACTGGCCTGCCGTGCACGCGCGCAACGGGTCGCCGACGATGTCGAGGTAACAGAAGAAGACGGGGCGGATGACCTGCGCGTCAAGTGCGGCCGCTGCCGTTGCGTCGGGGCGGCTCACCGGGCTTCTTCCGCCTGAAAGCGGAAGGTCGCGACGCCATTCTCGCGAGACCAGCCGTTGCGCGGCGCGGCGAGTGCCATGAGGGCATAGGGGTTGGCCAGCTCGACTGCGGTGCCGGCCGCTGGCACCTCGCCTAGCTCGGGCTCGAAAGTGGCCGTACCTTGGCCGACGCCGTTGCTGTTCAGGTCGGCCGTGAGACACACCAGGCGGCGATGGCCGCTCGGCAACAGCACGGTCAGGAATTGACCTTCGGCGAGCACCGTTTGGTTGGCTGGCAGGCCCTGCAGCGGTACCGTTAGGCCTGCGTTTGCACCCGTCCTGACGGTCGCGCCTGCAGCATTCGTCTGAGAACATGCGGCCGGAAGGCGAAACGTGTTCTGCACCCCCTTGAGCTTCAGCAGGAAGGCCCGGAGCGCTCGCTCGCTCAGCTCCGTCGCGATCGGCTCCAGCGCTACCGTGGCACGCCAGATCGGCGCCCCGGGCAGCCCGATCACCTTACGTGTGCCGGTCCAGCCGGAGCGGTTGACTTGGGCGGGAACATCGATGTCCCATTCTTCGGAGACGACGTCATACCCGACGGGGAAGGCGATCTCGGGCATTGCCGCGAGCTACGGAACAAGGGGCCCTCGGGTTACCGCCGTCAGAGGGTCGGACTGCGCATGCGGGCGAAGGTCGTCGTCGTGGCGGCATCGATGAGGGCAGGGGCGCTGGCCCTGACGACTTCCACCGCGATACCCGGCATATCGCTGCGAACTTGAGCAACTTCCGCGCGAAGATCATCCGACAGCATCACGCGCACCAGTATGTTGCCCGACGCGCCGCCACCCGCCGGTAGTGTGTTCATCTGGCCGAGCGGGACAATGGTGCCGCCGCCGACGGGGCGGAACCCCTCGACGCGACCCGGGCTGCCGGCCTCGTTGACACGGACCATCTGGCCCGGCGCGACGTACCCTCCCGAAGCTCGACCGAAGAGAGAGCCCAGTGAGCTCAGCGCGCCGCCGGCGCCGCCGCCGAACAGAGCACCGGCGAGCGGCTTGATGATTGCCTGCTGGATCGCAATGCGGATGAGGTCTCCGATGATCTGATTGGCCACATTGCTGAAGGCCTCCCCCAGCGACTTGGCACCCATGATCGCGTCGGCAAGGCCGTCGTTGAGCTCGTTTAGCCCGCGGACCTGTATCGCCTCGACGTCCTCGTTGATTTCACCGGCCGTCTTGCGGATCTCTCGGTTGTAGCGCTGGCCGGGCGTTTCCGTCCCGCGGCGTACGTCTTCGGTCTGGAGCGCCTTCTTCTCCTCCAGATCGGCGAGGCGCTTGCGAGCGCCGGCTAACCGGGCGGTATCTCCAGCGATCGCGGCCGCCGCAATCTCCTCCGCTAGAGCCGCTCGCTCAAGCCGATCGGCGATGTCCAGACGGCGCAGCTCGATGCCGCGGCGCTCAGACTGAGAGCCGGCGAGGCCCGACTGCAACTGCAGGAGGTCATCTTCCGCGCGCAGCGCGTCTTGGGTGAGGGAGAGGGCTTGCAGGCGGACCCGCTCGGCTTCACGCTCGTCGACCTGTCGTTTCCGAACCGCAGCCGTACGGTCGTTGATCGAGATGAGCTGGGCGAGTTGCGCAGCATTCAGCTTCTCGTTGTTGCGCAGATCCTGCTCGTTGGCGACGCGGGTCGCCTCAACTGCGGCGACCTCCAGCTTCGCTCGCTCCGCCGCCGATTGCGTGGTGCTCGCGAGTTCCTGCAGATAGCCGAGCTGAGCTGTGGCGATCTGGTCAGAAATGCGCTGCTGCTCCTCCCGACGCTGCTCGGCTTCGCGTTCCGCGCGGTTGGCCAGCGTCTCCGCAGACAGGCCAGCGCGACCCTTCTTCGTCTTCTTCGGCTCGGCAGTTCTACCGCCGCCGCCACTCGTGCCGCCGCCGTTGGGCCCGCGGTAGGCGTCTGCCAGCTCCTTTTTCGCCTGCTGGCTGAGCTGAACCGCTTGGGCATACGCCGCCGCTGCTTCGCGATCGGTGCGGCCGCCGGAAAGCGTATTCCTTGCGCCGCCTACGACTGCACGACCGAGCACACCGATGTTATTGAGGAAATCACCACGTCGTAACTGGCTGACTGACGCGCTTCTTGCCGCTGCGGTTTCATTCCCTGCTGCGATCTCTCGCCGCTCCGCATCGGCGACTGCTTTCGCTGCTGTCGCTATCCGTGCCTTCTTCGCCGCGTCAGCCTGACGATAGAGCTCGTCTGCAAGCGATCGAACCTTGCCGGTCAGGCTTTCCACACCCGGCACAGCACCGGCAGCTGCGGAGCCAACTCCTGTCGTCTGACCCGCCGCACGACCAGCTTCGCCGCCCGCCGCCGCGAGCCTCTGCCGCATCTCGTCATAACGCTGATTGATGTCGAGGATCACGGCATCGTGGCGCGTGGCCTCGGCGGAGAGGGCACCGATCGCGATCACCAAGCCGCTGATTAAAAGTCCAACTGGCCCACCGAACGCGCCGAGCATCGCGCCCTGCACACCCCGGGTTGCGATCGCAGCCTTCGTGGCATTCGCAACGTACCCGACGCCCAGTGCGACACCGAGAGCCACGACCGCCGGAATGATCACGTCGATGTTGCGCGCTAGTGCGCCGATGCCTTCGGCAAGAGCTGCTTGCGTCCCACTCGTCTGGGCTGCCTGGCCGACGTAGATGGTCAGGGCGTTGCCGAGCTGTGTGAACGCCTGGGAAACCGTCGTCACGGATTTTGCGGCTTTCGCCTCCAGTGCCGCCGAGCCATTGAGTATCGCCGCGAAGAACTCCGCACTCGTGACCTTTCCATCTTTCACGGCCGCAGTGAGCTTGCCGACGGAGCCGCCGAACCTCTCCGAGCCGTCTGCAGCCGCCTGCAGCAAGGGAAAGAGACCATCCAGCAGGCTATTATATTCTTCGGCTTGCACCTTCGTGCCGCGGAGGGACTGACCCAGCTGCTGAAGCGCCCCGGACGCCTCGCCAGCAGAGGCACCCGACACCTTCAAGGCGGCCGAGACGGTGTCCGTCAGCTTGAACACCTGCTCCTGTGATGCGCCAAGTTCCTTCGACGCCTGCGTCAACGAACCGAACAGCCCGCCGAGAGCGCCGATTTCAACGCCGTAGCGCTGCGCCGATGCGAACAGCCGATCCTGAACCTCGCCTAGTGCGGAACCTTCCACCCCGGCGACACGCAGCTTGTTCTGGAACTGGGTGAACGAGTCGATGATGCCGACCAACTCGCGCCCGGAGAAGTACGCAGCAAAGGATCCGGCGAGCGCTTTCAGACTGCCGCTCATGTCGCCCGATGACGCGCGCACCTGGCGCTCTAACCGGGTGAATGCGGCCTCCTGCTTGGCAAGGCTACGGTCAGCGGAAAGGGTGGTCTGACGAAGCTGTCTCTCATAGTTGCCGGCTTCCACCGATAGACGGAGGATCACAGGATCGACGGTGGGCATGGCGGCTCCGGGGTTGCCTCACCCCGTTACGCTATGCGACCAGCCAATCGTTACCGCCGTGAAGGAGAGGCACTTGTCCATTGGTAGAGTCGCACTGGGCGTGTTTCTTGGAAATGTCGCGACCGCACTGCTCGCCGTCCTAATCCTGTCGGTCATGGGAGAGCTCAACAGGCAGGATCGCGTGATCGACGAGGTGAACTCTGCATACAATGCGATGTCCGAGCGGCAGGCGGCAGAGAACCTTGAGCGCGAGGCTGATCGGCTAGAGGCCGCAGCAGAAGCGGAAGGGCGCGCTGGCCGCCGGTAAGCGCGGCTTATGCAATCTCTTGTAATCATTCCGCTGACCTGCCCGACCCGGACTGTTGCCTCGGCCACGCACGGTTGCCGCTGGACTAGACGCCGCCCGCTTCGCCGTTAGCCTCACCTCAGATCGACTCGGGGGGAGCAGACAATGCGGATCACACTGGCTCTGGGCGCGCTCGCCCTAGCCTTCTCCGGCTGCATTGCGGAGCAGGCGGATGCGAAACGCCGGTACAGCTACGCGAAGAAGTCGAAGCGGGCGAAGACCGGCGGCTACTCGGCGTACGGTTCGCGCGGCACCACCGCGGGATCTTGCCCTTGCAACGGCGGCGATGTCTGCATCGGACCGCGCGGCGGGCGGTATTGCATCACGAGCGGCGGGAATAAGCGGTACGGGGTCTAGTCGGCACGGCTTCCGACCCGCTACTCCAAAAGCTTCCGCAGGAATGCGGCTGCCACGAGGAGGAGGATCGCGAAGAGTCCGCCCAAAACCCACATGGCACCTTTAACGAAGGCTACCTTCCGTCCGATTTCCTCGATCTCTGTTCTGAGGCCCTTCACGTCAGATTCCACGTCCTCGATGGGCTTTTTCAGTTCAGAGTGCCGCTCCTTAACGTCGGCCCGCAGATCGACCATGGGCTGCTTCAGCTCGCCAATGCGCTCTTTCAGATCCGCCGAGTGACGGTCAAACCCCTTCGCGATTGATTCTCCGACCTTGTCGACAGCCGCGCTGATGTTGTCGACCCGTTCGGTGAGCCTCGCGACCTCCCAGATCACGAATCGGATGTTGTTCGTGGGGAACAGCTCCTCAGGTGCGCCCTGTGGCAGCTCTCCGGGCGCGCCTTCTGGAGCCGATCCGCCGCGCGTTCGGCTCATGAGTTTGGCGTCTCGAAGGAGCTTTTCAGCCAACCCCAAAGGGTCTGGTCAGTGAAGCCCCAGTAGCTCGGCTTGATCTCTACGACGACAGCCTGATTGATAGCGCCCGTCAGGTTCCCGGCCGCGTCTTTACGGGTGATACCGACGCGCTCGCTAATCTCACGCGCAGTGCCTGAGGATTGTACAAACACAACAGAGGGCGACCACACATAATGATTATCGGGATATGCCGCTGCAACATAGCCCTCGAGGTTCTGCCCCGCCACACGTGTTAAAATCGCGAAGGTGCTCATGCTCAATCCAGTTACGTGAGCACTGTAACGGTGTCACCCCCCTCTTGGGTCCGCGCCCAGGGACGCTGCTGAGCAGACTAGCCCCGCCCAAACCGCCCCTTCATGAACGCCCTGAACTCCGCTGACGCAGGTTCGGCGGCGTCCTTGGCCGGCCCGCTGTTCACCGCGTTGTGGGCTTCCACAGCCTCCGCCAGCTCGCCCGCACCGACGTCACGCCAGTCCAGCCGGAGCACCCCGCACGACGCGATTATGCTGCCGCGGTCATAGGGCTTGTGCCCACCTGCTCCGGCGCTTTTTTTTTGAGCCGGGCGTCCATCACAGTGTGGTGGAGAATGGCCCAGGCGACGGGCACCGTTTCGGAGTAGGGGCGGCCGTCGACATACTCGCTGACCAGTCGCGCGGCGTCGTTGGGAGCGACCTTGACGGTCTCGCCCGCGATCTCGGCCTCGCCGCCGCCGATGGCGGCACAGCGGATGATCTCGAAGACGTCCTTAATGCGGGCAGTTCCGGCGCCGACAAACCGCGCCTCGTCGTCGTCCCGACCGATGCCGATGCCCGCTGACATCTCCTCGTACATCGCGACGATCGACTTATCGCCGCAGAGCCGCTCGACCTCGATGATGCGCGCCATGGGGAGGCGGAAGGTGTAGCGTCCCGGGCCGAAGTCGAGGGTCAGGGCATCGGTCACGGAGTCGGCGTCCAGACGATCGGGCCTTCGCCGGCGAGCGTGATCTCGGCCGTGCCTTCATCATCGCCCATGTTCAGGTTGGCCGCGGTCATCACGGCGTTCCCGACGAACTTGCCGACGATCACGCCCGCATCGCTGCCGTCACGCTTGCCGAATTCGATGGTGTAGGCCTTCGAGGTGCCCAGCGAGTCCTCGAACGTGTCGAACTCGTCGATGTTGATGACGCCGGAGCCGGTGACGTCCCATTGCCTGCCGGTGACCCGAACCTTGCGCGTCGGCACCTCGCCGGGCTTCGCGCAGTCGCGGCGGAAGCGGTCGGAGGTGTTGGCAGTCTGGTTGAGGCTGATGCTCTCGATGCCGCAAACGATCGGAGGCGTCGGGCCGCTACCGATGCGGACCAGGGCGAAATCGGGTTCGTTGGGCAGCGACATGGGGCTCTCCAGCGGAGGTTGGTTGCCCCGCTGCTAGGCCGCGTCAGTCCTCGCGGTTACCGCCGTCAGAGGTGACGATCCGGAAGCGGGATCGGGCCTGATCCGCGCTCCACTCGCTCGCGGGTGTGGCCATGGCCTGGACCAGCGCGGCACGAGCCCAATGCGCCGCCTCATCTTCGCCTTCGCCATCGAGACGCTCGGCCATGGCGTCGACGTCGTCGGCATTGAGCGCGCCCTTGCGCACGAGCTGCTCGACAAGGGCGATGATCAGGGCGTCTGCCGACATCTCCGCAGCGTAGCGGGTCGGGCGGTGCTCGGCCAGCGCTACTCCAGCGCGCGTTGCTGAAGCAGGGCCGCCGCGGCGGCACAGACCTGCAGGCGCGACGTGTCTTCGGCGAGCGGGGACCAGGAGTTCACGGTGGCGTGATGCCGCCCGTGACGATCGCGGCCGAGCAGCACGATGGCGATGCTGGCGGCGGGCACTCCGGCACCCGCGCTGTGGTGCTCGATCTGCGCCCAAGCCCAATCGCGCATCTCCCGCGCGGCATCTATCTCCGGCTCGACGCCCGGGCGGATCAAAGCGACCTCCGTCACGCTGCCAGCACCCGCGCCTCGCAGGTCAGGACGGCGTGGTAGGCGCTCTCCTCGTCACCGTCGCGAACTAGGGTGACCGAGCGGACCCGGAACAGGCCAGTCACGCCACCTAGCGGCAGCCGGCGGTTGTGCAGCGCGAGCTTCATGGCCGACCCGAGACGGGAGGCATGGTCCTCGGCGGTCTCGACCAATGCGGAGCCCGCATATCGGTCGTTGGCGAAGCCGTGCAGCAGGAAGGCGACCGTCGCGCCAGCCACGCTGCTCAGGTCGATCGGCGTGGACCGCGGGGCGTCCCAGCGAACGAACGGCCAGGCGGGGGAAGGCGGAGTGGTGGACGGGTGAATCGAGGCGGGCTGAACGATGGCAGTCACCTCGGCCGCGGCCTTAAGGTAAGTGAGCACCGCCCGTCGCGTTTCCCGGATCAGATCGCCAGCCATCAGCCGCGCCTCGTCACGCGCTTGACGGCGTCAAAGATCAGCTGCTGCGCGCCTGCACGCTCCTGATCGCGCGCGGGGGCCATAAACGGGCGCGCGGCCATCCGGGACGTGCCGAGCTCCAGGGGGGCGGAATAGGGGGCGTTGCTCGACACCTCGACCAGCAGCGGCTTCACCTGAACCGTCTCGATGTTGTTGCCGAGCACGCCCGTGTCTTGGTTCGGAGCCTCGCCAGGTAAACTGGCAATGTGGTTCCTTCCCGAGACCGCGCCGGCCGTGATGCTGATCTGCGCTGCGACCTGAATGCGCTCGCCGGCCGCGAATAGCGCCTTGCCGACCTCGCGCTCCATTGCTGGGCCGGAGAGGCGTTTCAGGCGTGCGACGTGTGCCTTGCGGCCGATCATGCCCATCAGGCGGGCCGCCCGCGCGCAGCCCAGCCTACGCCACCCGGATCCCGCTCGGCGGACTGGACGGTGTAGAGCCCCGCTCCGGGGCCGGCCGTCACCTCTATCCGTGCCGACGTGTCCAGCTCGCCTGTGAGCCCGATCACCAGCAGCGCCACATCTTTGTCCGCGTAGCCGACCTGCGCCCGCATGCGCTCGCTGGCGACATCGACCTGGCACAGGCAGTCACGTTCGACAGGCGCGCCCGGAGTGACGATGCTGCCGCCGTCGTCCAGAACGGGCGCCGACGCGGTGTGCACGATCGCAGCGTGGTACGGGCTGCCAATTGCGTCCGAGAACCGGGCAGCAATCCCCGCGAAGGCACCCGCCAGGCTCATAGCAGCCGCATGCCGCCGACGTGGCGCCGAAGCAGCGTCTTGAACTCCTGACCGTAGCTGGTGGCATCGTACCCGCCCTCCGCCGCGCGAGATGCTGCCGCCTCACTCACCGAGACCGAGAATGACCCGCTGCGGAAGGAGGTAACGCCGGCGGGGATGCTGCTGCTGGCCCCGGCTGGCGCGGTGAGCGCAGCATGGTGAGCCGCATAGGCGAGGCGTGCGGGGTCCGCGTCGGCGCCCCAGCCGGCGGTCACGATGCGATCGGCGTCGGCGAGCCAGTAGTTGATGGTGGCGTCGGCCACGCCCACCAACGCGGGGTAGCGCAGCTTCAGGGTCGCAGCGTCAGCCATGCGGGCGTCATGCGCCGAGCGAGCGGGGCCGGGTTACCGCCGTCACGGACGACCTACAGCATGCAGGCGTGCGGCCGTTTCAATAGTCAGCGACAGGCAATGGTCTGCATGGCGCGCGGATATGCCCCCTGAGAGACATCCGCGCGCTGGGTCGGGAAGGCCGCCGTTCTCGACCGAGGGCGGCGGCCTTTTCGCGCGACCGCGTTTCCGGAAAGAAAGGGGCCGCCCCACCCGAAGGTGAGACGGCCCATCACGCCGGGGGGTGGGGTGATCCGGTTCAGCTCTTGCGCTTGGCCACGATTGCCTTGACGAGGTCTGCCTTGGTCGCGGCATCGCCCTCGGGCACGTCGGCCTGCTCGTACGTCGCGATTACGAGGAGCTGGTCCTTGTTCGCCTTGTCGAGCGCCATGTCCTTGAGGCTGTCGCGCTCGTACGTCGCAGCCGTGTCCCGTGCTGCGAGTTCCCGCGTGAGCTCGTCGACACGGTCCTTGAGGCTGTCGCGCTCTGTTTCGGCGGAACTGGCGCGGCCGAGGGCCTCGCCGATCAACCGGTCGAACTCGGCCCGATCGCGATCCATGATCTGTTGGGCGAGCTGGCGCACTTGCTCGACCGTGGGCTCCGCATCAGCGGGCTCGGGGTCGCCGCCGACCTGCGTGAACTTCAGGCCCGTCGCGGTGGCGGATTTCACCTCCGAACCGCTGACCTCGACGCTGTCGACCGTCTGGCCCGGCTCCAGCATCACCAGCCCGCCCGCCGCGTTGTAGAAGCCGCGCGCGCCCCGCTCCGGATTGCTGACCTTGTACGTGCCCATGGCTCAGATCCCATCCCGATAGGTGATCGCCTTGGGCAACCGGGTTTCGGTGCCGCCGACGTTCATGATGCCGCCCACCTCGTAGGTCATGCTCGACTTCTGGAAGGCGGGCAGGAACTCATGGTCACCGGGGAGGTGGAATTGCGCCACCTCGCGGCTGTTGTCGTACGCGACCATGCGGTCCGTTCCGCCCGCGCCCGCACCCGCCAGCTCGCGGATCGGCTTGAACACGATGTTCTCGCCGCCGTCTCGGTTACCCCGAATGTAGGCCAGAATCGTTGAGCCCGTGTCCGACATGCGGGTCTGCTCGATGTAGCGCAGCTTCGCGGTCGGCAGCGCGACGGTGGTCGCAGTGTGCGTCTCGCCGGTCTGCGTCTCAATCGCGTTGACCGCGGCCCAGATGTCGCGGCTGATCAGGTCCGGCGACTTGCTCGCCCAGGTGGTGCTGCTGCCGGTGCCGTCGGCGGCGACATTGGCCTGCGGCACGGCGGGATTGTTGATCAGCCCGACCATGTTCTTCTCGGACGAGGTTGCGCCCGGCGTGCGGCCCGTCATTGCGACCGAGCGCTTGAACACCTGGGCAGCCTTGCGGGCCGCGTTGGCCTTGTCGCTCGACAGCGCGCGGCCGAGCTTGGCGGCACGCTGCATCTCCTGCGTCGTCCACTCGTAGCCGATGCCGGCCAGGTGGAACCCGCTGGTGTGCTGGTCCATCTTCGTCGCGGCGAACGGCATGTCGAAGCCCTTACCGCTCAGGAACTCCGCGCGGCCCGCCTCGTCCATCGAGTAGAAGACGACACCCACGTCCCACATGTCGCCGTCAGTGTTGACCGAGACGATGCCGTCGAGGTCGAAGTTGGGATACCGACGCATGTAAACTTCCGTCTCGATGCGATGGAGTTGGGGCGTCAGGAACGCGCGGCCGAGCTGGGCGTCGACGAAGAAGCCCTCCGCCTTGTCGGCGAACGTCGCCGCCTGGCGAGCGTCGGACGCCTGCCAACGCTTGAGCGCGAGCTCCTGCTTGGCGGCATCCGCAGTGATGAACGACGCGGCGTCGGTGAACAGGCCACCGGTGGCGTCGGAGAAGGTAATGAACATCGGTTGCGAGCCCCCTTAGCGCTTGGCGAGCTTGACCACGGCGGCGTTCGCCCCGGTCGTGTCGAAGGTGAAGCCGGTGAGGGCGTTCGCGCCGGCGGTGTCGACGATCGCGGCGCCCGTATCGTAGGCTGCCGCCCCGTCGGTGACAGCTTCGCCCGCCGCTACCCAGATGACGCCAAGCGTCAGGATCGCGACGCTCTCGTACTGCGGGTACGTGTCGACGGTCTGCCCGGCGAGAAAGCCGAGCGCCTCGTGCGCGATGCTGATGCCGAGGAACTGACCACCCGGCGTGCGCGTGCAGCCATGGTCACCAGCGCCCCGATAAACCGGCACACCGAAAGGGATGCCGGCCGCGTCCTCGCAGGTCCGGCTGATGCGATTGGAGGTCTCGCCGTTGGCAACCATGCCGGCATAGCCGGGTGCCAGGTCGGCGTCGTAGATGGTCTGAAGCACGGCCATTCGGCGTCCCCTTAGTTCAGGCTGGCGGCACGAGCCGCGTCACGGATGGAGGCGGTGTCGCCGAAGCTCTGCGGCATTCCGAGCGGCACAACGCGGTTGTCGAGGTTGCTCGGCTTCGCGTCCTTGGTGAGGACCGCGAAAGATGCGGCGATCTGGTCGGCGGTCCAATCCTTGGCGGTGTCGCCCATCTTGGCGGAGACCACGGCCTTCTGGATCGCGGGTTCGTCCATCGCATCCGTCACCGCGACCCCGAGCGCCTTCGCCTTGTCGACCGTGCGCGCATAGGCGGCCGCTGCGTCGCGCAGCTGCTGCGGCGTAGGCTTCGCGTCCTTGAGCCCCTGCACCTCGGTCTTGAGGCCAGCGATCTCGGTGTCCTTGGTCGCGACCGCCGTCTCGAGGCCGGCAACCTTGGCGGTGGCGGCATCGCGCGCGGCGAGGACGGTCTTGATCGTCGCCTCAGCCGTGTCGGCGTTGGAAACGTCGACGGTGAAGCCGTCGATCAACATGGTCTTGGGCATCGAAGGCTCCCGATCGAGGATGGTGAAGGGCAGGGCGGCGCACGAGGCGGCGTCGCCGATGCGGCAGGTCGAACCGGCGCGGCCGCGATCAACGAGCGCGATGTGGTTGCCGGTGATGTTGGTCTGGCGCGCCTCGCAGGCGGTGCCGTCCGCGGCCTTGAAGGAGCCGAACTCGAGCTTGCAGTCGTAGCCGTTCGAAAGCTCAGCCTTGCCAGCGTCCACCTTGGCGATCGTGGCCGCGTCGAGGAACGCGAGATCAAAGCCGACGTGATCACCATCCTTCACCGCGCCCATGATCACGCCGCGGGCATGGTCACGCCAATTGGCGGAGGTGACGGCGACGGTGGGGTGATCGTCGGTGATCGGCTTGCCAACGAAGCTGCCTAGCGAGCGGGCGTCGAACACCTGGTCCGGCTCGCGCAGCACATTTACGCTGGCCTTGTCGCGCAGCCCGTGCGCGTTCTCGGGATCCACCTCGCGGCCGGAGTACTGGTAGACGCCCGTGCGCGCGGCGTTTGCTCGCACGGCCAGATAGCCGTCCGCGGTGCGGCGGGGGGCGTCCAGGGTAAGGCGGTCCGCTAGGAACATGATGGCGGATTACGGCGGGGTTGACGGGGTCGTTACCGCCGTCAGAGTGGCTTAATGGCTAACGAGATCAGCATCCGCATCTACGTCTTGGACGAGCAAGGTCGCGCTCACGACACCAATGAGACCTTCGGAATAGAAAGCTTTGCTGGTCAGATTCCCGCCATTGGTGACACCATCCTTGATCCAGGTGTTCTCTCCCACCTGGACAGGTCAGACCCGACGAACAGGCGTGTTTGGACCGTCAGAAACAGGGTGTTTAATCCGCGCGACCTGCAGGACTATGTTACCTTGATCGTTGAAGAGCGCGAAGGAAGCCGTGCCGATCCTTGGGCCTATTAGTCGAACCGCAGCACAGCCCGCTGCCGACATCCACAGAACGGCTCCTGCCCGGGCATCGTCGGCGGCGGGCTTGTATCCGAGTACACCTTCCCGTTCCGCGCCACATGCTCTGACCGCGGGTGCGCCTTGCGGGAATGCACCCACTCCCATTCATCTATCCCAGCCTGTCGCCGCCGTTCGTCTGCCAGCGCCGAGGTTGCCTTCGTGAGCTGATCCGAGGCGATGTTGACCGATCTGCGCCGCGACATCGCCGACGCCTCGCGCAGCTGGGCCGCCACCTCGCGCGCCGGAGTTCGCGCGCGCAGCCCCTCGAAGACCGCCGATGCCATTCGCTGCCGGGCTTGCTCGCCGACGTCGCGAACCAGTCCCACGTTGCGCTCGATCAGCGCCTCCAGCGTGTCCTGCACGTCGCCCGGCCCGAGCAGGGTGGCGAGATTGACCCCGGACGCCGCGAGGGCGGCGCCCACCCACTTGCCGCGCTGCCATGCCTCAACCCGAAGTGTCCAGACGCGCATTGCGGGACGGAGCAGCAGGATCAGGCGCGACAGCTCGGCCTCAGCTTGCTCCAGCGTGGTACCAAGATCGGCGGGAGCATCCGTCGTCATGGCCGCCAGCGTACGCGCGTACTCAGCCGCGAGCCGTTCTGCTGCGCGCGCCCACTGCTCGACGACCGGCGCGTAGACCGCCCGGTACAGGTCCGTCGCCAGCACCGCGGGCGGCACGACGTCCCGCAGGGTGACAGTCCGGCGGCGTCGGTTTGTCGCGCGGCGGGCGAGGGCGAGCAGGTCGAAGCGCACGGGTCACCCGTCCAGCAGCGCTAGGGCGCGGCGCTTCAGCGCATCCCAGTCGACACCGCCGATGATCGGCCGCTCGTCCGCGCGGAGCCAGCGCTGCAGCGTCATTACCGCCGCCTCCTCCAGTGCCGCCTCGCGATCGTCGACCGGGACCCGGTGGGCGAGGTTCCACAGCACCGGCGAGCGGCCGTCGGCGTAAAGCGCCTCGCCGATCAGGTGGCGGCACACCTCGTGCTCACGACAGTACGCCAGCAGGTCGTCGCCGTAGCCGCAGCGGTGCGCGATGACTTGGTAGTGCGGGGTGGCGTGCGGCTGAGCGGCAAAGGTTGCGCCGTCGGGGTAGGTCGTGAACGCGCCTTCGGGGTAGAAGGTGACGATCGCGCGACCGACGTGGAACGTCGTCATTGATCCTTCACCCTCGCAATGGTATATGCAGCCCCAGCTGGGAGGCGGTTCGGCCGTACAGCCTGGGTCGTTCGCGGATCAGGCATCCCAGTCATTTCCGCACCCACATCGTGACCAAGGCCACCGTCGTTTTGCGCGCCTCGAAGACGGCGTAGATCCGCTGCCCCTTGGAGATCGTCATCGTCGAGAAGCGCGCTGCACCGTTCTTCGCGGGGCGTCCCCGGCGCATCGTGCGAGCCGCGTTGAGCAAGGTGGCGGCAGCGGCGATATCCCCAGCTCGGACGCTCTTCTGACCGGAGCGCCGCTCGGCCCCGTGCCGGATGATGATGTGGCGAGTCATGCTCGGGTCCAGCGAGACGGACTTATCGGCAATCGACGCGCCGGCGCGGGACGCCATCCGCTCAGCTCGCGCGCCAACCCTGCCGATCACGACGGACTTGCCCGATGTCCGCCCGGCTGCAGCGTCGGAGATTAGGTTTCGCGCCCCAGCGGGTATCCACTTGCCGTGCCGGTCGCGCGGCTGATCGACATCGAACCCTTTGCCGACCACGCGACGGGCGAGCCGGCCCGCCTTGGTCGTCCGTTTCGCATCAACGAAAGGGAGGCCCGGCCTGTCGCCCACCTCCTGGTCTTCCGTGATGCCGCTGGCCCAATCCTCGTCGATCTCGCTGAACAGCTCCGGCCCGAACTTCAGGGGCCCGACGAATGGCTCGACCTTCGACGGGTCAAAACCCGGTGGTGCCGAATAAGTGATCGTGACGTGCGGCTGGTATTCGGCGAAGTCGAAACTCGCGCCCGCTTCAAGGATGCGCTGATGACGGTAGGTCAGGTCCTGCGAACCGAAGAGCAGCACCACCGCGCCCTTATCGCCGAGCGGCTCCACGATGCGCGGCCCGCCGGCGGCGACGGTGAGGTGGCCGGCCGCATCGCTCGACCAGTCCGCCCCGATCTGCATCCAGTCCAGCGCCTGGCGCGAGTACGCGATCGTGACGTGCATCTCGTCGGCCGGCGTGGTTGTCTCGAAACCCTGCGCCTTGGCCCAGCGGATCAGGTCGGCCGCATTGAGGAGCTTGCGCTGCACGTATAGCGTGCGCGGTGCGGCATCGGTGAACCGGCGATCGGCAGCGGCACGCGCGCGTGGCACGACCGGGTCGTTCTCATTCGCGGCCTGCAGCATGCTTGGGTCCGGCTCGTCCGCGTCCAGATCGTCCTGCCCCAATCCGAACCGCTCATCTTCAGGCAGCTCGGCGAGCGCAGCGTCGAGGCCGGGCATCCAGCCCTCTTCGCTCATGAGGTTCTGCATGCCCTTGGTGAAGGCGACGTCCGGAATCGCGCCGGTGGTCTGCAGCTTCTCCGCCGCCTCCATCGTGGTCTTGAAGCGATCGGCCTCTTCCTTCTCGGTCGGGATCGAGAGCGGCGCGAACTTCCACCAGATCTCTGCCGGCCGGGAGCCGAGCGCCGACGGGATCAGCAACGCATCGATCTGATCGAGGCAGGGGCGCAGCTCGATGCGCTGCCGCGCTCCGACCATCTTGTTCCAGTCGCGGTCGTCGCCTTCTCCGGTGGCGTTCAGGCCCTTCGCCGACGTGCCCCACAGCCGTGTGACGGGGATATCCGACGCGGCCGCCAGCGCTTGGGCATAGGCGCTGATGACGTCCGGTATGCCGGTCCAGGTCACCTGATGCCGGCTGATCGTCTCGCCGCCCTTACCCTCACCATCGCCGGCGTCGTACACGGTCGCCCGGATCACGGACTGACCCGCCGCAACGAGCTGCAGCCGCTTGGTCAGCGTCGCCTCGCCATCGACGGTGGCGACCATCTCCATCAGCTTGGGCACGCCGATGTCGATATTGCGCGCGTCCTTGATCAGCGCGGCGAAGCTGGCCAGCGCCTCGTCCAGGTTCATCGCCGGGTCGATCAGCGTGCCGACGCGGCCATCTCCCCAGAACCAGTCGTCGCCCATGATGGCGGTGTGGAGCGGCAGCGGCTCGCCCCGGAACGCGACCACGCGCGAGGGGTGGAGCTGGACCTGACCGCCGGTCGTGCTGAGCGTGAAGTGCTCGGGTCCGCCGAATAGCAGGTCAGCGGGATCCATGACCTGCCGACCGAGGCCGAGTTGCCAGCGCGAGACCACGTGGAGGTAGGCCAGCCCGCCCTTGCCGACTGCGCCGATCGGGGAGGCGGGGTTGCCGGGCGCGCCAAGGATCAGCGCACCGCCACCGAGCCCGCGCAGCACCTCCGCCTGCAGCACCTTGGCCTGCACGCTCAGGCGGCGCTCCTCGGCCTCCAGCGCCTCGATCTGCTTGGCCTCGGCCTGCCAATCGCGCCACTCCCGCGTCATGTCGAGCGCGGGAATGCGGATCGCTTTGCGGAGCATCGCGGAGCCTGAATAGGCGGCCGCGACCTGGTCCTCGGTGATGATGTTGGGGGTGTAGGCGCGACCGCGGCGCGCGTCGGCGCTGGTCCCGAGGCCCGTTATCACGTTGGTGAGGCCGTCGGCGATGCGTCGGAGGAGGGCGGCCATGCCGCGGGATGTGGCGGGGGTTGCCGCTCGGGGTTACCGCCGTCAGGTTGCTCCACAGAAGAGGGAGCGATCGATGGCAGCTGATTTCCTTAGCGTGGCTCTCGGCGGCCTGTTTGCGCTCGGAGGGGCCTATCTCGGGCCGTTCATGCAGTCGCGACAGCGACGGGATGAGCATGCGATGGCGCAAGCCACCCTGAAGCGTCAAAAGGGAGAGGAGCTCTTCGTTCTAATTGCGAATGTGAGGTCGAACTCCAAGGGCATGGGGCTCCTCTCTTTCGATCGTGATCCCGTTGAAACCACGCATCCCGCCTTCGAAGATTACCGGAAGATGTTTGCTATTGTAGCAACATACTTTCCGGACCAGCTGGGCTTCTTCTCCGATTACAGGAAGGTATTTGAGCAGGAGATCGAGGTGATTTTCAAGGAGCCGGATAGGGACAAGCGGCGGCTTGCGGTCGGTAAGGCCACCCAGACACACCTAGTGCATTTGTGCCGGAGCGTTGAAGCGGGTGTTGTTAGCGAGATCAGGGCGCTGAAGGGCTAGCGATCATAGCGCCGACCGCAGCGCCCCCGCGTAGTCATACCCCCCGCCCAACATCAGCTCGGTCAGCGCCCACACCAGCGCGTCCATACGGTCCGGCGACCCGCCGCCCTGAAACCCAGCGGTCGTGGTCATCGTCATCTGCTCCTCCAGATCAGCGAAGTTGCCGACGTGGTGGACCTTGCCCTGCTCATACAGCGCCGCGATCGGTTCGGCCCGCAACACCTTGCCGCGAGACGCAGTGACCAGCTTCACCGGCAGGTTCGCGTCCGCGGTGCGGATCGTGCTCTCGACCATTGCCCCGCCGAAGTTGCGCTCGGCCACGACCTTGTCGGCTCCGAAGTCCCGCGCCGCCTTTTTTACCACCTGCGCCCATCCGTCGGGCGACAAGCGGCAGGAGCGGTCCGCCAGCACATAGGCGTGTCCGTCAGTGCCCAAGCCCGCCGCAACGATGCCCTGAGCATCGCCGCCCGTGCCGTCCGAGCCGGAGGGGTCGACGCCGACCACGACGCGGGACAGGGGCGGGTGCTCCGAACGGCGCAGGCGCTCGATGCCGGGCACCGCCTTCCCGTCCTCGGCCTCACGATTGGAGAGCGACCACAGCGCGCCCGGCACCTCGCTCAGGTATTTGCCGTCGCGGAAGCGCTGGCGCTGGCGATCCGGGAGCCCGTCAAGCTCGGCGTGGTACTCTGGCGGGAGATGCGGATTGTCGGTCGGGTTCATCATCACCCAAGCCCGGCTGCCCGGCTCGATCGGAACGCCGTTCTCTGGGCGTACGCCTTCGACGAACTCCCGATAGGTCCAATGCCCACGACCAGTCGGGTTGAGGTCGTACAGCGCCTTCAGCGGCAGCCGGCTCCCGTCGCGCAGGAACCCGGCTTGGGCCAACCGGGTCCGCAGCATCAGGATCGTCTCGTACGCGATCTGCGAGACCTCGTTCGAGTAGATCGTCGCGTATTCCTTGCCGAGGATCTTCTCGACCCGCTCCTTGTCGTCCAGCCCGCCGAACCAGACCTCCGACGCGTCGCCCATCGTGACGAACTGGTCCGTCTTGTTCACCGCGTACGGCACGTCGGGGAAGGCCAGCCGCATCATCTTCGGCCAGGTATCGAGCATGACCGACTGGCGGACATCGATGTTGTGGCGGCGCGCGATCAGGTGGCGGCTGCCTGGCGCGACCAGCGCGCGCTCGGCCACCACCTCGCAAAATCCAAAGGTCTTGCCTGAGCGTGACCCGCCATAGGCGAGGATGTGGCGCGCCGCGCCGGCGGCTGCGGCGGCCTGCTCCACCTGCTTGTCGGTGCGCTGGAATGCCTGCGTCGGTTCGCCCCGGAGCTGGCGTTCCCGGTCGGCGTCGGCATCGCGGTTCTGCGCCCTGCGTTGCCTGTGCTCGGCCTGATCAGCGGACTCCCGCTCAGCCGCCGCGATGGCGCGCAGGCCGTGCATCAGCCGCCGCCGATTCGCCGGCTCGCGCAGGATGGACAGCGGCTCCACCCGTCAGGTCAGTCGGGCGAGCAGCTGCTCCGCGGCACCTGGCTGAGCGGCGACCATTTCAAGCACCGCCTTGAGCTGCTCCTCGGATAGCTCGCGCTGGGTACGATCGATCACGAGCCCGTTGAGCTTGGCCGCGTCCATGATCGAAGCGCGAGCGACGGAGAGCATCGGGGCTTCCGTGCTGGCCTCGCCCTTCTCCGCAATCTTCAGCAGGCGGTCGGTCAGATTGGCGACCGTGACGACCGTGCGCTCGGCGGCGCGCTCCTTCAACTCCTCGATACGAGCCGCAACCTTGATATTCCTCGTCATTCGCGACGCAGCTTGGTCGCTCGGCTTGTACCCGGCGGCGGCATAGGCGTGGGACGCCGCGGCGCCCTTCGCCAGTTCCTGAGCAAACCGCTCATGGCGGGCGTTCTTCAGCGCTGGCATGGCGGTGCTCCTAGGCTCTCGGATCGCGGGGCTTTACCGCCGTCAGTGTCAGCCCCCGGATGTACCTTTTCGAACGCTGCAGCGGACGAACGAACCCCCCCGAAACCCGCGAGCGCTCGGCGCGTAGATCCTCGCCGCCGGACTCCTCCACCCAACGGGCGATGCAGCGGTAATTGGTCCGGTAATGCTCCTCGATTTCCTTGCTCCAGCCTAGCCGCAGGAAAACCTCGCGGAAGTCGGCCGGCACCGGCCGGTACGGTCGAACCATGCCCGTGTCGGGCGAGCGTTTGCCCCTCCCCATGCTGCCCCCTCACGACGCCATCCGCCGTTCCTCGTCCTGCTCGCGGACCTGCCGTTCGATGCGCTCACGGCCCCTGCGCAGCCGTGTCATCTCCGCCTCGTCCTCGGCGTGCTTCTGGCGCACCGCAGCATCGAACAACCGGAGCTTGAACGGGGCGCGACCGGTCTCGGCCAGCACCCGCTCAGCGACCCGGCGCACCACGGGCAGGACGTCGCGCTCGAGCTCCATGTTCGGCAGGGCGAGCCACTCGCCGAGCATCTGGTGATCGATCGGTGGTGCCGACATGCCTGCTGCATCGATCACGGCGGCGAGGTCCGACCGGCAGGGTCCGGGCGTGACCGCTATGGGGGTAGGGGGTATTGTCCCTGTCCCTGTCCCTGTCCCTCTCTTAGCCGTGACAGGTGCGTGACCTGTCACGTGACTTGTCACGCTCTGTCCGTGACTGGTCACATCCTCCGACCGTGACGCGAGCCGCTCATGTCGTGAGCGCAGCTCGGACGTTTTCGTGTCGAATGGCAGGACGATTCCGGCCTCACGAAGGTCCTGGAACATGCGCTTGCGATCTGCGCGCTCGACCTCTTTACGCTGCGCCTCTGCCGTCTTGTTGGCGGCAAACGCCTGGCGGCGCGGCAGGGCCTCCATGGCCTTCTCGGCCACCACGGGATGATACAGGCGGCCGTCGGAGCACCTGACCCAGCTCTTCAGCGCCATGGGCTTGAGTTTCTTCCACCGCGCGCCGGCGCCGGACAGATGAGCGAGGACCCGATCGTCGTCCGGCAAACTGGCGGCAGGTACCTGCGTCCACGACTTGCACCACAGCGCGAGCGCGGCCTTGAACTCGTCGCCGGTCGACACCGCGAAGAGGTCGCTGTCGAGCAGCCGGACGGTGTCGAGCGCCATGAACTCGAGCCCTCGCAAGTCGCAATCCGGTGGCGTGAGAGGATCAGGCAACTCGCCCGCGTTGAGTGTCATCAGCGGTGTCCCGAGAAGAAGTCCGACCCGCGCACCGCCTGGTGCTCGGCGAAGAAGTGACAGTTGCGCTTGCCGATGCGGCCGTTGCGCACCTTCGCCGCGATCAGCTCGACGCGGTCCCGCGCGGCGCTCATCGAGACCTCCCAATCGGCCCGCTTCTTGTCGTGCGGATCGGGTTCGCTGCGCTCGAGGTAGTACTGCTCGCGGTAGACGAAGAGCACGACATCGGC